CTAGGAGCAATACGCGCTGCAAAGGTTGGAGCGTTCGTGGAACCCGCTTCAGTCCATAAGCTGTGAGATGCCATCGTGTCATTGATTCGAGTTGCAGAAGCGGTTGTCACGTTACCGCCCGTAATGGTCATTGTCAGACCTGAAACGATAGTGAAATTCAAAGTAGAACCAGTCGTTCCGGTAGTTGCCAAGAATGAACCATTTAATGCAGCAAATGATCCCGTACCCGCAGCGGAAGCAATCGTAAAGGTATCGCCCGGAAGCAAACCGTGAGCTGTTGCCGTGGTTAGAGAGACCGCGCCTGTGCCAGTGGTGTAAGTACCGCTGGAAATGGTTGTAGACAACGGAGACCAGCCAATAGAAGAAATGAGGCCCATATAAGGACCGACAACCGTATAACCTGAACCCGTCAATCCCGTCTGTAAGAGTAAGTTCTTACCAACATACGTTACAACGTTATCGGCCGTATCTTCCCAAAGAAGTGGACCGCCTTCATATTCGAAACATCTAAAAGTGTAAACACCTTTAACCCCGCATGACTCCCCAAGAGAAGCCGAACCGCAAATTGAAGCTACTGAAGCCTCAAGAGAGTTCATTTTATCGTTTGCATTCATATTATTCCTCTAAATCAAAGTTTATCACTGGCTTGCAGATACAACGGCAGTTAGGAAGATCTCCCGGCAATCCCCGCACCTCTTCCCCGTACATTACGCCAATTACAGGAGGATCGGCAAATGAATACTCATTCCCCGACATTTTAATATGATCCAGTCGAGGCTCCTTGCCACCGCCAGAGTGGATCCATATAAACTTCTTCACTCCCAGAGTTTTAAGTCTTGAAGTGTTGATCGACTGATAAGCCTTGCGGGTCTGGTCTAAAGCAACATTACGCGCATGACGAATGTTGCCATTATATTTCTTTGTGAGGAAAGGAACTAGATCTTCCATCCCTTTTCCAGTGGTAATGCTCCGCATGACTTGACCCTGCACTTCTGCTAGGTACTTTTGCGGAATCAATTTAATTAGATTGGCTGCTTCTTGAGTGCTGGCCTTGATTACATCATTGATCTGAGCGTTCCGAAAGGACGTATCAATCTTGAAATCCTCACTAGCGTCCCGAAGAGACAAACCAAGAGTTACGGCCGAGTTTCGGATTGTTCGCTCTATCATGCGATCTGTAGAACTTTTGGCTATCTCATTAAAGCGTTTGCTCCACTTCGCTAAAAGATAATTCAACAAAATTCTGGCTTGGCTGGATATAGAAGCATCCATTGCATAGCCGAAATGATTTTCCTTGAATAGTTTCTTTAATTGCCTTTCAACATCACGAGACATCAATTCAATTAGATTGATGGTTGGTTTTGAATAGTCGGCAGCAATGCTGGCATTTGGACGCAATGCGCCACCGACTAATCCGTTAGGTTTATTCTTCGGCTTTGCCATTTTTCTGTGCCAATGATTTATTTAAATAAATCTTTTGGATAAACTGGCCGTTCTTCGCTCTTGGATGTTTGTTTTCTTCAAACTTGGCAGCGTCCATTGCATCTTGAACGCTGTTGAAATCTTCGTCTGCCAGCTCTTCGCCTTCGATTTCTTCTGGCTCGTTTTCTAGGATGCCAATCTCGTTATATCCACTTTCTTTGTCGGTAGCTACGCGTTGCCGTTCGTCTTCTGAGCTTATGGCTCCGGAAGCAATAAGAGTCTGTCCAACTTGAGCCTTTGCCAAATTGGTTGCTGCCAGCTCTTCTGCCGTTGCGGTATCAAGTGGCAGCCAATTGATCGTTACGGCAAAGTCAAATTTCTTTTTAAGCTGTGGCTCAACAAAAGATTTCATTATTAGCGCATGGTGTCGATTCACCATTGGCGTTAAATCATTTTCCTGCAATGACTCAAGCAGCTCGTGATAACTTGCTTCTTCATATTCACCAGTGGCGTTGAATCCTTTCGGAGAAGTGCCAAGCAATTTGGTAGCAGGAACCCCGGCAATAGCAGCAACNAGCTGGTACTGGGTCATGATTANCGCGTCAAAATCGGCAAGTGACGTGTCGAANTGCTGGAANTCGTCTCCTTCNTTGTCTCCAAGCTTNATACCGTANTTATCTCGNTAGGCTGNCCATTGCTGTAATCGGTTGATGGCTTCATTAGAATCCGACATGACCGCTTCCATATCCGTTAGCCATACAGTAGTACGCTTGGACATGGCCANNTGNGGAGCTTCATTAGAAGTACGCTCGGCAGCGTANACGCGCTCCATGATCTGNTGGGTGAGAGGAACACCGCCGTAAATGTACATCGGCTTAAGTACGTCTACAGGCTCGGCATGACGGAATATGATTAGATGGCTTCTATGAATCTTTTTGCCGTTAATGATCCAAAAAGTAGGTTCATAGAAGTGAAGGGTATCTGGTTGACTGGATGCAGCGTTATCAAGCCAAGGAGCAGTCCAGTACGGATCAACTTGGACAATGCCTTTATAACTTCCGGGTGTGACTCCATCAATATTGAATGGCTTCTCATAATAAAGAGGATCGGTTGATTGAACCTTAAACATGGCAACGCGAATACCAAAGATTCGGCCCTTACGGATAAATTCGCGTAAGTTAAAATTGAGACGGTAAGCACGATCATAAGAGTTTAGGATTTTACAAGCTTCAGGATCTAACTCGTCTCCATCTTCATTGACAATGTTAAAGCCTTTACGAATAGCGTCATCTGCTGGCATGGCACAAGCTTTGTTGACCAACCAATTCTGAGCCAAGATACCGCAAAGCTGTGCCCCAATGAATCCTTGGGTTGCATACCATCCAACCACGGCTTCAGATACTGAATTGATCCCGCCGTTGGGGTAATACATTTTGAAAGCTGCTACTCCGTTGCTGGAATCATCCATTGCAACGCCTGTATTCTTTGGATCTAAAGCTGGCTGTTGGCGCATAATCGCGTCAAAAGAATCGGCTAAAGCAAATCTTTTAGCGTCTGGATCTAAGGTATCAAAGGCATGGGTACTGAATAGGCTCTTACGAACCTTGGGTTGTTGAGGCTCTTCTTTAGCCTCTGGTTTAGCTTTTAACCACTTAAACATAAAACCCCTTATCCAAAGAAACTCTTTCGAGTAACCATTATTTCAGAAAATGCCCTTGAGAGCGAATCCACTTGGTCATCATTTGTGCCGTTTGGGAATACCCGCAACTCATTGATTAGTGCGGTATTGAAATCTCCTTTTAGCATCATTACATTGCCAATGTTGACCTGAGCTGCAAAAGGCTCGGCCCGGACAATCTTGTCCCCTGATTCAGGAGAGCTTTTGACAGTATAGCCCGACAATGCGCGGGTTAGGTATAGAACTTGGGTTTTCCCAGCTTGCCCCGGATCTTGGGGTATGCTAATACGAACTCCTTTCCCGTCAAGTCCTGCTGTGTTGACCATAGCAGCATCACGCTGATCGGGGCCAACTCTGATCCTAACCATATCGGCAATAACGAACCTTCCATCAGGTAATCGCCCAAGCTTGCCTCCGGCCGTGAAGTCACCATCAGTTGTACTAGCTAAATCCCAACCTCTGCACCATTTGATATCACCCGCTGGTAAAGCATCAATGACCTTGATCTGATCTGGCCTAAATAGATCTCCCTCAAGTGGCGCTGGTCTTTGCTGAAATAAAGCAGCCCATGTTCTCGGGTTTTGTTCGAATTGAGCCCAATGTCTGTCATCGAACCATTCGCGCCAAAGATACTCACCTATTGGTCTGCCGAGCGGATCATTTGCGCTTTCACACTTGGCAGCCAAACAAACTACTTCCCAGTAGTTGCCGTCTTTACAGAGAATTCGCCCAGATTCTCCATTCCAGCCTTCTGGCAGGATTCTGCCGGATAGATCGTCTTCATGCCATCGAGTATTAGATACTACTAGGCCATTGGCTACAAAATTTTCTGTTCTTTCTACTTGTATGTCATATACGACTTCCTTACCTGCAGGATCAATTGCTATCACTTCCTCCACTGTGAAGTCCGATATATTCAGCAATTGCAAGGGCGATTTCCCTAGTTTTTGCGTATCCAACTGCGAGGTTGCAGTTGTTGCAAAGTAGACCTCTAACCTTTCCGCTGTCGTGGCAGTGGTCGACGCATAACTTATTTCCCCAGTGTAATCGTGTATTTTCTCTTGTTGGAGGTTGTCCACAAATGGCGCATACGCCGTTTTGCTTATCAAGGAGATCATTATGTTGATCCATAGTGATCCCATATCTGTGCTTGATATGTCTTTCCCTGACTTTTTGCTTGTCCTCTCTTTTCTTTCCAGTGTTAATCCAATAATGCTTCCCATAATGGATTTTGCACATCCCAGAACAGTAGACAGGACTGGAGCATTCATCAACGATGCAAGTTTGACCTTTGCATTTCCCCCAATGTCCCTGATCTTGTCTTTTAGATTCAGGATTTTTGAGGTGATACCGATCTTTTGCTTGGCAAGCTCCGCATTTTCCCGGTCTTGTAATTGACCTTGAGGGTTTTTTGCATCCTTCAGTGATACAAGTAAATCGCCCGGCTTTAGATCCCTCAATCTCACCCATTGCAGTTCTCCAGTTTTAGACTGAACGAGAAACGGATGTCTCTCATTAGCCTTTACTGTGCGCGAGATTGTCTTTACTGTAAAGATGTTATCGCTTCCTTGGTCCATCCAATTAAGGACTTTAGATGAGGTTACTTTGCCGTCTTCGTAGGTAGCGACTTCATCTCCAACTTTGATATTGCGTAATTCTTTTTCTGATCCATTAGAGAGAAGGACTCGTGTGTCTCCGACCATGCACTGAATAATGACAATAAAGCCTCCGGGTATAAGTCGGGTTTTTAAATCGTCCTCGTAAGCATCAAAGCATTTGTTGCGGATCGTTTCTGAATTGGCTTGCTCTCGTCCCTTGATCGGGTCATCAATGATGATTCCATGAGCCCTGTTTCCTGTTACTCCTCCCAAAATACCGCAAGACATATATTCACTGCCGTTTGTCAGAGAGAATTCCTGAGCTGCGGAAGATTCAGAGGTTAGTGCCGTATTAAATATTCCCCGGTATCGAGGCTGCTTGATAATGGATCGAACCCTTCTACCCATTTTTCGAGCCAGGTCATCACCATAACTTGCAAAGATCAATCTGCGCCCTTCAGTGGCTCCCAGAAACTTAGAAGGAAACACTACCGAAGCATAGGTTGATTTTGCGCTGCCCGGAGGCATAAATATCATCATGCGCCCGTGGCGGGTATTGGCTACTTCGTCCAGCTTTGACAGCAAGAAACGATGGTGATGTGCCATCGTTGTTTCTATGGGCTCAAAGAATTCTGTATCTGGATCTTCTGAGGCTGGCTTTCCCGGCACTTCAATAGCATTGGCATAGGCTAGGATGTCAGATCGAGCTCTACGCCTNATAAGCAGTTCCTTAGCTGCTTCCGCTTGCAATGGCGAATAGCTCATGATCTGAAAGTTCCTTTAGTCCTGAAGCCGAAGTATCTTCTAGCTTTTGCATTTGTTCCTTGTTGGCATTAAGCAATCCCATTGGGATCTTACTGGCTTCGTTGGCCATGCTGGTAAGTACAGAGATCCCTTTCAGGTTCTCCCAGTCTTCTGTAGGGTCTTCTTCGATGTTTGCTAACTGAGCATTAGCTAATTTTGAAAGCTTATGAGCATTCATTGCGCTGTAATGAGCAGCATTGGCTAGGTTGTCGCTAATGGCTCTTAGCTTGGATGCTAATGATTGCGCGTTTATTTGCGCGTTAATCGGTAGGGCTGCTAAAGCTTTTTCTGCTGCAACTATTTGATGTGCAACGGTTTTGATCTGCGCGGTTTGAACTGATATTTTTTCGCGTACCGCTGACTCCGCTATTCCATACTCACGAGCTAGAGGCCGGATCTTTTCTCCCTCTAAAACTCTACGTTGAATCTCGTTCCATTTGTCTGGGGACAGTTTGGAGGTTCTACCCATTTCCTTTTCCTTTTTTACCTTTTTGATTTAATCCCCGAAGGGACTGGTTACGGTTCCAGTGTCAGAGAAAGGAATAACTGACCGATTCCCGACAGGATAACCGATGGCTTATGGTCGATCAATTATTCTCCATGCGAGCTCCAACAGCTCGTCTTCAGTCGTTCCGTAAGTTCTTTCGAAAGCTCTTCTCCCGAGCCCATGTACACCGGAATCACCTCTATGATGTTCGGGGCATAGGGGGATGACCGGAGCACTACTCCTTTTGCCCCCTCTACGAATGTGATGTATTTCTGCTGGTGTTCCGGAATATCCAAGTCGAAAACACAAGATGCACCCAAAATCTGCGAGTTTTCCAAAATGCCTCTTTTGCGCTGCGGTTGTCATATTGTTATATCATGATCGATGGCCCAAGCCATTATGTATTCAATGAGCTCTATCATTTCGTTTTTGGTTAGCTCAGAAGTTCTTCGAAAGACAATATCAACTCCATTGCCATCAAGAGCAGGGAGCATTTCAATCGGCTCTCCTCGCGCCCTACACCATGCTGCTGTAAGCAATCGTTTCCAAGTCTCTACGTCTCTCCTTTGTCCTGCCCATTCCACCGTTACGGCTATATCCGTGAGCAAAGCGTGAAGTTT